AAGATACTTAAATCTTAGAAAGTGAACTTAACACCAGCTTTTGCACCCCAGTCAATATCATCTTCTGCAGTTACAGCAGATAGTTCTCCATAGAACTTATCATAAGAACCACCAAGGTATCCAATGAATTCTACATCACCAAACTCATCAGCAGTTTCTGTATGAGTTACTGTAGGACCACCAGAAACGTACCAACCGATTCCGTTTGGTGTTTCTCCTTCATAACCTACTACTGCTTCTAATCCACCAGAAGTGTAAGCACCGTCAGGGTATGAACCAGTTGCCTCTAAATTCACATATGGACCAGCAAAAGCTGCACCAGAAACGAGAAGAGGAGTTGCTGCTACTGCAGCGATTGTTGATTTAATAGACATGTTTAATTTAAAGTATCTCGCAAGTAATAAAAAACCTGCGGATGGTAACACCCTCGACATGGGTATTATACATTCTACGCAGGGTTACGATCTTTCGAGTCCTTCGTTCTATGTAATGGTATTTAGTTTAACACAAGATAAAAATTGTGTCAACTTATACAGTTTGTGTTGATTTCCAATCATTCTCGAATATCTCTAACCCCTTATCAGTAAGAACATGATTATACATTTTATCAAATACTGCAGGAGGCATCGTAACAATATCAGCTCCATTTGCAAAGGATTGAGATACACTATTCACATATCTGATTGATGCTGATAGTATTCTTGTTTTATGAATTGCTTGTACTCTATAGACCGTATCAATATCTTTAATAAGTTCTAAACCTGCAATTGAATTATCATCTAATCTACCTACGAATGGAGAAACATAAGTTGCTCCTGCCTTTGCAGCTAGTATTGCTTGTGCGACATCAAATATTAAAGTTACATTAACTCGAATCAAATTTTTCATGGATAACTCAGCACATGCTAGTAATCCATCAGGTGTACAAGGAACTTTAATCGTTGCAGAGTTTGGAAACTTTGTAGCAAGTCGAATGCCTTCTTCAATCATTTCATTTGAATCACCCATCACTTCCATACTTATATCTCTCAATCCAATATCTTCAATCTCTTGATATACTTCTTCTGGATCTCTACCACTTTTCATGATTAGAGTTGGATTAGTGGTGACTCCATCAATCAATCCTGTTCCATGATACTTTCTAATTAATTCAGTATCAGCAGTGTCTAAAAAGATTTTCATATTATTTGTTGTGTTTATCATGTATCTATCTAAAATAAAGAGGGAGGTCGGATTCCTGTGTACCGACAAATAACGGGCATTACTACAGTAAGTAAATACGTCATTGCCTGAGACCCGATTGGTTGATCGGTTCTACCCTGCGGTAGCAGCACCACCTGTGTCTCATCACCTTAACCAGCGGTTGCCAGTAAGTTTATTCAGTCACTCCCATGTTGCGTCCAACAAATATACTATAACACACTACTATTTAGTTGTCAAGCGTTTCTCTTAACTTACGAATTGAACCCTTTAAATTATCAAACATCTGTTCTACAGTCGCACCTCTAGGCATACCCATCTGTCTTAGTGACTCTCTCATATTCTCTGCAACCAACATCGCATCTTCATCCTTCGACAACTTACATCTGAAGTACATGAGTTTCTGTTTCTCTAACAACTCTTCAATCAGATCAAGTTGTTCCGCCTCATCTTCCTCAAATCCAGTGGCAGAGGAAAAGGCAGCCTCAATAATACCATTAGTAATTAGATCTTGAAGTTCTTTGATTTCTTCAAGACTAGCTTGAACCATCTCCGAATCAAAAAACTCACTGCTAGAATCAAACTTCATTTAACAACAATCTCCTTGAGGGTTTGTTTGTATTTTGTAAGGTTAATATTATTTAACAAAAATGGTTTGTATTTGTCAAGTTTCATACTGACGGTTTTCCATACAAAGTCATCTAACTTGGCATCAAAGTCTTTTTTGTATCCAAGCATACCATCCAGTATCACTAATGTTTCTGTTGTAATATTTTTCTTTAAATGTTCTTTGATAATGATAGGATGTTTGCCGTTCTTACATTCAAACAAAGAATTAAAATCTCTGTCACTACAAATCTGCATCATCTCCTGTTTGAAAAGATAATTCAAACTCTGTATCTTCTTTTTCCAATCGTTATATTTGTCTTCACCTGTCTCTATAATCTCTCCTATCCACATTCTTTGTGGGTCATCACATTGAGAGAATATAGCAGTAAAGTAATCTACAATATCTTCGTCTTTCTTTTGACGAGACATCTTTTCAAAAAAATATTTATCTTTTCTTTTATTAAATGATGTGGTAGTTGCGTTTGTCTTACCACCATACTTAAAATAATCAAAGTTATCCTTCGTAAAATGATTCTTGAATGCTAGATAAGTTCTGTAGCAATCAAAACCAGTCATAAGGGCAGTTTTGCTCTTGAGGTACGTTTTAGATAATTCAATTCTGTTGCTTCCCATTTCAGCTTCTCCTTAAGAGGTTTTGAAATGAGTTTGGGAACGGATTCAACGTCAATGGCATTTTGTTCACAATAATGTACGATAGCATCAATATAACCTAGATTGTCATTCTTGACAATAGCCTCTATGTCCTGTGCAAACTGTGCTGAACAGAGAAACTTTTCTTTAAGAGCTTTGTTGATGTCACCCATTAACCACCATTCGGTTTTTGATAAATTCTTTAACATATTTCACAAGTAATTTAATGTAGTCACCTTTGTTTCTTTTATCATAAACTTTGACCTCACCGTTTGGTGTGACCATGATTGTGATAAGTTTTTGGATAGGAATTCCAGTCAGTTCATAATACATACAGGCATATGCAACCTCTTGAACAAAGTATTGTTCAATCCATTCTTCTGGTTTAATCTTCTTCGAGGTCTTAAAATCAATAACAGCGAGTCCACCATCGTATTCAGCGATGCAATCAACTCTTCCTGCCAGACCAAGGTATTCAGAATAAAGTGTGCGGTCTATTGCGTGTATCTTTCCTATCTTGTCCAGACTAGACTTAGCACTATGAAACATAAACTGAGTCAGTGGTTGGTAATCATTCCAATCTAACTCTTTGTTCTCAAGATAGGCTTGTGCAGCTTCATGAAAGTCCGTACCACGCCGAGTTGCCTCTTTTGTGACACGATCTGCTTCTTCATTCCCGACTCTCTTTCTCCATTCACGAAACACCTCTCGATTATAGAAACTAGTAACAGAGGTGATAGAAGGAACCCACTCATTGCTGGGTAACTTATATAGGCGAAGTCCGTCGGTCTCTTTTTTCTCTAACTCTAAATCACCTAAGTGATTCTCAACAATAAACATTAAAATCCCATAGCCATTTTACGAATAAGATATTCTCTCACAAGGCCAGAACGAACGATATCATTGACATTAAATTCAATCATTGCAAATTCCTCAGGCATTTGTTCGATTATCTTCATGAAGTCAAGAATGCCATTCTTCTCGTTGGTTTTCTGTAAGTCTGTTTGACTTGCATCACCACAGAACATGATTTTAGCATCCTCTCCTACTCTTGTTATTATACTATCTAATTCATGAAAATTCAAGTTTTGTGACTCGTCAACTAACACAATCGCTTGGTCAATCGTTGTTCCACGAATGAATGATGTTGACCAAAACTTGATAGTATCTTGTTGTTTTAAATTACCATATAACATTTCAAAGTCAGCATCAGATGGCATTTGAAACATATACTTCACCATGTTTTTATATGGTATCTGATATAAGTTTGCCTTGTCTTCATGATCGCCAGGTAAAAAACCAATCTCTCTAGTAGGAACTAATGACCTAACAATATACAACTTATTGTATGGTGTGGATTCATCTAGAATACTTTTGAGTGCAAGATATAGTGTAATAAATGATTTACCTGTTCCTGCTGCACCGAACAAGAACATATGCTTATTATTCTGCCATGCCTCATACACCTTCTCTTGTGCGGGTGTAAGAGGTTTTATGTCTATTAAGTGATCTGCTCCTATTGGTTTTTTTCTCATTTGTCTGGATGATAATCCAACCATTGTTGGTTGCTTCTTGCTTTTTACAGGCATACTAGATTTTATCGAATTGAGCGTAGGGATGATGTTTTTTAACGTTGTTTAAACGATCTTTAAAACC